TCTATTGTATCCGTTAAATCACCTTCAGAGTTAACTTGTTTACCCACTCTTTTTATTTCATAAATAAGAGCTTCACTTTTATTTTGTGTTTCTACGCATACAAATAAAACTTCTTGTTTAGGAAGTTTTTCATAATTCTTTGAGTCAAAGTCTTTTGCTGCTTTTCTCATCCATGCTTCTGCTGTCCAAGCTATACCTAAAGGTTTAAACTTTTTCTTTACCTCTCTAATTATATTTGGTAATAGCTCATCTATAAATTCATCTTTAGATTCATCATTTTCTAAAAACTCTTTTGGTATAGGAATATGTATAATAGCCGGTATATCTTCTTCTTTTTTATCAAGACTTTCAGCAAACACTGTAATCATAGAGAAGATTCCACCAGCTTCTGTCATATATTTTTTTATATGTTCTATATAGTTTTGTTTGACCTCTTCTAATTCTTTTTCTGTCATTTTTTAATGTTTTAAATTAAATAAAGAGGCCCGTGTAGAAACACAGGCCGTAGTTAATCCTTATCCTATGAAAACTCGTGGAGGTGGTGGGATTCGAACCCACGTCCAAACAAATTGTCTATATCACCATTCTTACATGCTTAGCTTCAGGATAGAAACAGGCTACGTTAATACGTGTCAGCCAGATCGTCCTAAGACTTGGGAACTAACCAGTTAGTTAGATTGTGCTCCACCACCTAGTTTTAGCTATCAAGTGTGAAACCAGGAAAGTCCACTATAGTGTTATTTTCTGTTCCAAAGCATAACTGCTCGTCTGATGTTAGGCTAAAGCCAGTTCACCTTCAAGTTCTGCAAACAGAGACTCTACAGTGTAATCAGAAAGGTCAACGTTAGTGTTGCCATTTAAAAGTTGACAGATTGTTTGACCTCTGCCAGGTCTTGCATGTGATGATACCTACTCTTTGCTGTCAAAACCATTGCACCCCCATATATTTTACAAATATAGAGTGTTTTGGTTTACAAAAAAATAAAAATTTAGTCTACCCAGGGGACCATATTTCTACGTCTTCGGTGCTTTGATCCCATAGCTAATTAGTGTCTCATGAAACAACTGTTCACAGTACATCGTTGCTCCTCTAATTAATACTATATGGGCTCCCTAGATCAGACCAATGAGGTGTGGACAAGAACTAAATAACATCGTATCAATGTACACATTACCTAGGATGTCCATACAAACCTATCCAATAGAGGTTTATTTAATTAATCTGGTGATGCTGCTTTTACCCTGACCACGTTTAAGCCTTACTAACACTTTCTTTTCTTCTAATGTATGAAGATACCTTTTCACTGTAGATACACCTATGTTACACTCGGCAGCTATTCTTTTGACACTAACAAACAGTTCACTTGTTTCAGAGTCAGCATATGTACAGAGATAAGCATACAGTGCTTTTTCCCCTAAACTTAGTTCAGGATCACGAAGCACTGTATTACTCACTTGTCCAAAGCCTTGTCTAATCCTGTGGTTCATGAACACTGTTATAATACTTCTCAAAGTTATACATATTATCCTTAGCTGCTTCTATTCTTGCAAACATATCTTTTGGTGTAACAATATTTGAACGGTCTTCATCTTCACTAAGTGCTTTAAGTTCAACTAGTTGCATAAGAATGTCTATCTTTTTCTTTTCTTTATCTCCTTCTTCTGTATACACTTTGTATGCACCAAGAGCATTAGTAGCATTCTCATGTACTTGTTTGAAAATAAATATAGTGTACAATCTTTCACTATCATTAGTACACAAATTGATACATTTTTCAAGAACACCTGTCACTGTAGTGAGATTGGCTGGTACATCATCATTACCATCAAAGAAATCATTCTTTATAAAGTAGTTAGTAAATGTACTAAACTGTACAATTTCTCTACATTTGTCATCTAATTCTTCTGAGAATCCTATTGCACAAGGGATGTTTGAATTTTCGTGCTGAAATTTTAATAGTTTTTCTATCATGGTTTACAATTTAGAAATTAAAAGGGGCTGGTTAGGCCCCTTGTGTAATAATTATGAAAGCTTCTCAAACAGTTCAGAAAGTTTACCTTCTTCTTGTGTAGCAAGAATAAACTGTTGTTTGTTTCTTTGAAGCCTTGCTAAAAATAATTTATGATCATACTTAGGATTACCTCTTAAGAACTTAACATACTCTTTTACAGCATATCTGTTCTCATAACGATTCATACGTGGTACAATCTTAAGCATGTCTGTAACATTGTTAAGAATTTCTACATTCTTTTGTTCATTGACAATCTTAAATTCACCACCCTTCATAATCTTTATAATGTTACCACCACTTCTTATATTTCCCATAAGAATAGCAGCAAGTTCTGCAATTTCAAAATCATACACTTGGAAATAATGATTAAGCTTCACATAGTCTTCTTTAAGAGAACTCCATGCTGTAACATAATCATGCATACTCCATGTTTTAGAAGATGCATTTAACATAGCAATCTTCTCTACAAGATCTTGTTTGTTTGCCACTTCTATAGTGACATAAGGAATTTCCCAACCAAGTCTAATAAGAGCATTGAAGATGTGCTGACCGTCAATAATGTATTTAGCTGATTTACCATTGATAAATGACATTTCTGCTATCACCACTGGTCTGATTACACCCATCATTTCTAATGACTTAGCTAATTTAGTAACCTGTCCTGGATTTATTGGACGGTTGATACCAGCCAAATAATTGAATTTGATGTTACCTGTAAGAGATAACCATTTCATGTTCTTCAGAGCATTTTTGTAAAATTGTTTAGCTGCTGTTGTTGATTTTTTCATGTTAATGAAATTTAAGGGGGTTTTAGTTTTTAGTTAAATGAATTGCTTTCCGGTCATATAACATACTGACACGAAATTCTTTACACCACTCTTCATAAGTGGGTTGGTTCTCTGGTTTGATAGTACGTAAACCAGTGGACATTGGTTCCACTGGCTCACGTCTCTTACCAAAGATTAGTTCTTTAATCTTGGTCATGAGTTTCATTTTAGAAATTTTCAATTAATTCTAAATGTTCACAAGCTTGTAGATAATTATCAGCCCATATTCTATAGCCTTTAATAGTCCACATACCTTTACCTCTTTCGATGTCTATTTGCTCTGGAGGAGGGAACAGTTGATTGTTTTGTACAAGTTCTTGTACATTAGGATGTACATCATTTGACTTTACGTCATCTTTTTTAAGATTAATTGCCATGTTAAAATGAAATTTGTTGTTTAATAATTTTGTTTTCTTTGTACCATGTGTTTAAACTATCTAATAACATATGAACTTGTTCTTTAAGAGCAGTGCTTACAGGTTTATTATATTCTCTATAACACTGATTGTATATTATTTCATTATCATAAATATTTAAGCCTAATGTTGCTCTTTCTCCAAACAAATTCACTTGATATACAAGATAGTTACCACTCACTACACTACTCCAATAATTAGTGTATACACAATGTCCCATCTCTTTACCTTCAGTGTACACTTCTTTCTTTGTAGTGAGAAGTTTAAATCCATCTCGTTTAAACTCAAGAAATGGAAGAACAGGAATAGCAGTGACATCTTTCATATCAGCTATTTCTGCATCCATGATTTCTTTAGTCCACTTCTGATGTTCTTCTTTCATTCTATTAGAAGACCAGGTATAATCTATTTGTCTTCCAAGAATGTGAGCTTGTTTTATAAGATCACTAAGAACATAAGAATCTGTAGGATGGTTGCTGTTATACTCATTTAAACATCTTTGTAACAAATGATTTTGATCTTTTGCTACAGTCATCATTTGTAAGAGATGTGGTTTAGTAACACAATTAGTTTTTACAACCTCAAAAAAAAGTTTAGGACTACACTGGAGTCTCATCACTTTAATGTATGCTTTAAGAACATCTATGTTGTTGGTGATTTTACCACTTAACATTTTCTCAGCAATGCTTTTAGTAACATATTGCATAACATGTTCTTCAAGCCAGTTCATATTGAGATGTGCAAACACATTCCATATACCTGGTACTTCGAAAATATTCTTTCCATACCATACATCAAGCTTACCCTTTTCATTCAGGGTGAAGCCATGCTTGAGAGTGTTCTGCCTATAGTATCCGTTCTTACTTTTCTTTACTTTAAAGATTGTATGACTGTAATACATACATCCTTCTTTCTTAAGAAGATTACTCTCAAAAAAACTTCTTCCTTGGATGCCATTATAGTATTGGATGTTCTTATAGACACCCATTGGTAGAGCCATAAACTCTACGTATTCCTGTTGAACAGGTTGAAGTACAATGTTCTCCATTTTAAATGAGTTTTTATATGTGAAAAAATAGACACTCTATTTTATCCAACTACAAGTGTCATGGCTGTCCTCACAGGAGGCTCTCTGTTCTCCCTTGCTATCTTTTCTAGGTGAGTTAGGAATAAACCGTTCAGATTGCTGATCTTCAGGTGGTCAACCTGCTGTTAGTCTAGTAACAGCACTAGTCCATATGAGGAACAACCTCATTTCTTGTCGTTCAGGACTAAACTAGACAGTAGTTACCTGCCACGTATCTTTAATCTCTTTGTAATCTACTAACAAAGTGTTTATGCTATTAAGCATGTTAATTAGAATGTCACCAACTCTTTCATCTTCATTGGCTTGTGTAGCTAATGCAATGTTTTGACTTTCTAAAAACTCTTTGAATTTACTTAGATCTTGTGTTACACTACTAAGTTTTACGTTCAAGAGAAGATCTATTTCTTTAAAGATTTTATTCTGCGTCATACATATTGTTTTGTATATATGTGCAGCCCTTTGATGTTATCTCCAGGCTTACACACATAATGATTTATTGATTATGTTCTTTTAATAAACTATCTAATTCGGGTTCAATAGAAACTGTACCTATGTAGTTATCAAGACTATCACATACCATAATAGCATGATCATCTGTTGGGTAGATTTTATAACACAAATCTTTGTCATAATATTCTACTTTTTTCTTTTCAAAAGATTCTTTAACGGAAAAGCACAATACTACACCCAAACAAATTATACAAGTTATAAGTAGAAGAACTGCAATTTTTAACGGTTGTTCAGACATAATGGTTGATTTAAAGATTATCGGCTATAATTAAACTATCAAAATCTATAGATTTTATACTGTCTTTAATTAGTTCATGTTGAAAGTCATACAAACTATAATAAAGTGTAGAATCTGTACCATCCACTTCAATTATATAATCTCGATAGTGTGGTGTTTTACTTATATTAAGTGTAAGATCTTCATCATATTCCCATTTTCCTGTTGACAACCCTTTTGAAATTTCTTCTGCATACATATAGTCAATAACTTTTCCGTTTGGAAGTTTTACAGTGTAAGTTGGATGACCATTTGCAGAGTCATTCTGTGTAATACATATTGTATTTCCCGATATGTTTCTACTACAGCTGCCCATAAATAGAATGATGAGAGCTGATAGGATGATGCTAATCCATAGCACTCTGTGTTTGTAAATAAATTGTTTTTTCATTTTAGATTGATTAATTTTTCAAAGTTTATAATTCTTGAATTGATGAATGTCATACCTCTTCTAAAGTCTCTTTTAGAGAATCTCCATAAGAACATAATGGCTCCTATAAGAACAGAAAATGTTGCTAATAGGATGAACAACGGATAAGTGAATAAATACTTCATTTGTGTGTTTTAATGAATGAAATAATAGAATTCTATAAGAAACCATAAGATGATTGCCACCTTGTAGCCAACATCTATAATGTCAAGGATTTTGTTTTTCATGTTTTTAAATTTGTTTAAAAAAGGGAGCAGAGGTTTGCCTACTACATTCAGCAATTAACAGTTACTCCCATAATTTTTAATGGACTTGCTCTTCTGATACGTAAAATTTAGCATCACGTGACATAGACCATTCATAAACCTCATTTTCTAAAAACTGTTCATATCCACAACGAGTTTCTTCAGCCCAGTTTTCAGATTCATATCTTTCTTTAGATACTGAAGGTGTAAACTTCTGTATAGGAGCATTCTTCTCATCTGCATATGCTTGAGCAGTTTCTTGAGAAGCAAATACTTTGTTAACAGAGACATAATGGTCTTCCCATGATTGTCCATTATCATAATAGACGATGTAAACCTTTTCCATGATTAAATTATTTAATGTGTGTGTAAGTTTCCCTTTGCATACAGATGTAATAAGTCCTTCAGAATGACAACCCTCTCATACTACTATAACGAGAATGATTATCTTTTACAAACAGTAGATTTTAACTGCCGACTTACTACACCTGTAGCATCAGGTAGAGTTTCCTTTGCTAACAGATGCACACGTAGCCTCTCAGCATAACTGATTAGCCAATGAGATACCTGTTACGGTGGATGAAAGCCTATTGCTATCTTTCATCTGTATCTCTGTAATGTTGTGTACATCTGTAAGCATCAGGAATATATTTCAGACAGCCCATATTTGGGCTCCATAACATACCATACTAATAATATAATACTATGTTATAGAGCCCATTAATGAGCCCTCTCTCTAAATAAACTGCTCATGTATCTCCTGTGGTGCTTGGGTGAAGATCTTGGTAAGTCTCTCCACTTCAGCCTTGGTGAGTGTCTCTACCTTGCAGTAGAACTGATCAGAATCTACATCACCTTGCCAACCCACGTTCCACATTGATGAATACTGCATATAGTCAGCACCATCTGTCTTAACCACCCAATACTCTGTAGAACCACTTTCGTAGATGTTAGTGGACTCTTTGTTGTCTCGGAGTTTCTGATAAAACTCTTGTTCTGTAATCTCTATTACCTCTTTACCAAATAGATCATAACGTGCGAACAATTCTGACTTTTTCATATGTGTATGTTGTTTAGTGAGTAATAAAAAAAGGAAAAGAATGTAATGGTGGGAACTGCTTGTTTTATGAAACATATTGTGCACATACGTTTACAACCCACTTCATTTTACGGTAGTGTTGCAAGTTATTCAGCGTTATGCCTATTTACTTGGCTACCAGTACATTACATTCTATTTTAAAGGGTGAATAAAAAACAGTGTACTATAGGGTGTATCCACACCACGACAAGACTTGAGAATACTAACTTCTCTCTAAGGACATAACATCCCGCTTGTAACTGATAGTTTTTCGCGTCTTATAGCACACTGTTATATAAAAAAACCACAGCCCCTACGGTTTGTTCCGTGTTTCTAAGCTGTCATCTAATGTGACAGTAGGTGAGCATACAAGTCCTCTAGAATACTCATATGTTACTGTGGTGTTTGTCCCCTCTGCACTCAGATGTATAATACCAACCTGATATTTTTGCATTCCACATGGTATGGACTAACTCTCATTTTACTGAGACTGCATATTTCCTGGTTTATACATCTGTCCACCTTGGGAAGTGGTTTGTGGTGCATTAAACAATTATAGCTATCTAATCCGCCCAAAAAGGGATAAACTAAGACAGTTACAAAGGATGAAGAAAAAAATGACTGTGTGCGTGCCACTATGTAACACACACACAATCAATGAGTTATGACGTTTTATTTAACACAGATTACGTCAGCAACTGTGGATGGGAACTTACGCACCACGTAGTTCCTCGGCAACGATAGTCATATCCTTTACAGATTTGACAACAGTCACCGTTCCATCGGCTAAGATGAGTCCGATCATATGATTGGTTTGAATCTAAGGGTTAACAAGATAACGGAACAACGCAACAACACTAAGATGTTACGCTGTTCCGTAGTCAAGGGATTAGACGTTCCCTACTACTTTGAGGTTTGCACCTTCACCAGTACGTTTAACGTTAACCAGGCACGCGTTCAGTAATGCATCTGCACGGTTAGGAAACTCTTCAATGGGAATTAGCCACGCCATATCCTCATTAGGGTTCAAAGTTTGTTGGCACTTGTAAGTTAATTCAGATGTTTTGTCGACCACGAACAGAGTGCCCTTGTCTTCGTTACGAGTAATGGTAAGGTTGGAGCTACCGATTACTTTCTTGAATGCGTTCAGGGACAGGAAGATTGCTTTCTTTTTCATACTTTTCAATTTAAAAAGGTTTTTAGATGATTAATGCTGATGATATGGGGGGAGACGGAGTTTCAGATGGACCGGGGGGACTTCATAGGGAACACCCCCCAGACAGCGGGGTATGCAAGTGTTGTAAAGACCAGGGGGGATATTAACAGGTGTGAATAATTTAATTATTGAGGTAGTGAGGATAGTATTAAATTTGGAAAGTTTAAACATTTTAAGTATATTATATTATGAACCAACGTATTGAGTATTTAAAAGAGGAAGATGGGACAGAGCTTCTGTCTCATTATAGAATTAGCACAAATAAGTATGGACAACAAGTGGCTGTTCCTGTAGTGGATGTTAGGGACGGTATAGCCTATAGGGTTATGGCATATAATATGTCTAAGGCTAGCAACAAATCTAAATATATGAATTATAATCAATATCATGTCTCACCTAAAAAAAGAATATAATATGACACACTCTTGTAAAGTACAGTGTCACACAATGGACACAAAAACAGCTGAGGATTTGGGTATAGAGGATAAGGGTAAATGGTTGCCTTTTATATTTAATATGGATATTATAGATGGGGCTAAGCTATCATCTGATGAAAAGGACAGTGTTTCCTACAACTGCACCACCATATATACTAACAATGGTAATACGTTTATTATAGACACTCCATATGAAGAGTTTTCTAAAAAGTTTTTTGAGTTTAATACATTTCAAATAGTATTTAAAAACATCCCGCCTTCTGAAGATCTAGGACTAGGTGATAAAGAAGACGATGATGATTTAGAGTTGTAACCAATTAAAAATCAATAATTATGTCAGAACAAAACCAAGAACAAAAACTTCCTTCTAAAGCAGAAGTAGTTGCTTTTTTACAAGAGCAGATTGATGTTAAAAAACTACAGGTAGAATTGCAAGAGCTTAATACAAGACTTGCTATTGGAAAAGCAGAAGAGCTTAAGGCACTTAGCTTTGTAGCTCAAGTGACCAACCCACAAGCTGCTCCTCCAGATGCAGAACCTCACACACTCACAGAAGAAGACATTGAAGAAAACCCAGAACTTACAGAGCAGGGTTTTAAAGTGGGTGACGAAGTGTTGGTAGCTAAAGAGGAACCCAAACAAAGAAGTCTTAAAAAGAATAAGTAATGGCTATTGTAAACCAAGTTGGAAAGAAAGTTAAACTTGATAAGTGGGAAATTGTAAAATACCAACTTCTCACACATTGCTATTTAAATAAGATATCCGTAAGTGAGGCAGACCTAAACTGCCTCACTTATTTAGCTTTAGAAGGAGACCAAGAACTTACAAACTTTTGTACAAAAGCTCATGGCAGAGAAATCTTCTCTTCTATACAGAGTGTACGCAACTGTTTAACAAAAGCAGAAAAGAAAAAACTAATTAAGAAGGAAGGAAAAAACAAAAAGAAAATATACATACATCCCGATATTGGAGTGCACGTAAAAGGTAACATCCTTCTTGATTTTAAATTTTTGTCTGTTGAGACCAAAGAAAGCTAAAGAATTTATTCCAGATGTTGCAAATAGTTTACAACTTTCTGAAGATGTTGTAAAAGATGTTGTAAATTATTATTGGAGAGAGGTGAGAAAAAGTCTTTCCTCTCTTTTGCATAATAGAGTGCACATAACAAATCTAGGTGACTTCGTAGTGAAGCATTGGAAAATTGACGAGAAGATAGACATACTTGAAAAGTGGGAAGAGAATAACAAACTAAAAGGGCTTCAAGAAATGACAGCTCGTTTTAAAACAGCAGAAACACTTTATCAACTTAGACAAATTAAAAACATTATAGCTGACGAAGACCAACGAAAAGATTTTATCAAACTACATAAAAAGAAAAACAATGAGTCTAGGAGCTAACATATTTAAAATATGGAAACACAAAGGTCAGATTCTTGAGGGAATCATGAACAACATATTTAAGAAAGAAGATGTAGAAGCAGTGGCTGAATACAGAATGTTTGTATGTAAAAACTGTCCTTCTAAATGTTATGATGAAACAGGAGAAGGATGCACAGTGCCAGGTACACAACCTTGTTGTAATGAGAAGAAAGGTGGATGTGGATGCAGCCTTGCACTAAAGACAAGAGCCCTTTCTTCAGAATGTCCTTTCAAACATTGGAAGGCTGAACTTACAGAAGAAGAGGAAGACCAGCTAAATCAAAAACTAGGAATATGACGCACATTAGATTTACACCACACAATCACAAGTACACAAGTATTAAAAAAGAAGATGAAAAAGAATGGCTTAGCGTAACAAGTTTAATCTCTCAGTTTAAACAACCCTTTGATGCAGACACTATAGCAGTGAAGTCTTCTAAGAATAAGAAGAGTAAGTGGTATGGTATGACACCTGAGGAAATCAAGGAAGCTTGGAAAGCTGAAGCTAAACGAGCTACTGATTTAGGTACATGGTACCATAATCAACGTGAGAATGATATATGTGAAATAGAGAACATGGAAAGACATGGTGCAACAGTGCCTGTGTTTAAGCCAATAGAAAAAGAAGGAGTGAAGTATTCTCCTGAGCAAAAGCTTAAGAACGGTGTCTATCCTGAACACATGGTGTATTTGAAGTCGGCAGGAATATGTGGTCAGTCAGATTTAGTAGAGGTGGTAGATGGGGTGGTACATATAACAGATTATAAGACTAATAAAGAAATTAAAACAGAAGGCTATGTTAATTGGGAAGGGGTCAGTCAAAAAATGTCACCACCAGTTGCTCATCTGGATGATTGTCATCTTAACCACTATGCTCTTCAGCTTAGTCTCTATATGTATATTATTCTTAAGCACAATCCGAAACTTAAGCCAGGTAGTCTTACAATACATCACATCCTCTTTGAAGAATCCGGAAGGGATAGATTTGGCAATCCTATATCTGCTCGTGATAATAATGGTGATCCTATTGTCCTCGATATAATGCAGTATGACCTACCCTATCTTAAGCAGGAAGCTATTAATATTATACATTGGTTAGAAGATAATAAATCTAAATAAATGAGTTACTTAGTAGCAAATGTTCCTCCTATAGAAGTTTTTATTCAAAAAGAATTTTTATATGATTTTCAAAAAGATGAAAATGGTAAACTATTAGGAGAAGGAGAATTTGAGTCTGCTCATTTTATATCTGTTAAATCTATACCTAACCAAGCTCTTTATTTTGAATCTTTTATTCATGACTATGGGGCATTATATGATAAGCTTCCCATACACGCATACACGTGGAAAAAAGATATAAAGAAAGAAGAAATGTATCCATTAGATTGGTTACAACTATGGGATTGTTTTTCATATAATATTTCTGTTATTAAAAAAGAAAGACTTAGAAATGCAAGGTGTGAGGTGGTAATGAAAGATAGGTCTCGTGCTCCAGGATATTACTTGTTTACAATTGATTCTTGTTCTTCAGATCCAAATGAACTAAATGTTTCTTGGTCTGAAACACCAAATGAACATAAAGCTTTTAATATTATTAAACTAGATAATGGACAGTTTGCTGCTCAACCAAATAATAGAATAATTTGGAAGCACCAATCTCAAACACCTTCTACTGATTTAAAAAGTCCATATTTTAAATTTTCTACTAAACAGTGGGTTTGTGAAAATCAGGACAGATGGACAGCAGCTAATGCTGTTAATTTTAACTATCTTGATGCAGAATAAAAATATTTTGATATAAAATTTAGTAATGTGAAAGAAAGTAATAGAGAACGTAAGAATGAGATTAAGTATAAGATAACTCTTAACGATGAACAGAAAGAAGCTAAAAGACTTATTAGGGAAAATCAGATTGTGGTGGTTACAGGTAGGGCAGGCTGTGGTAAGAGTCTTGTCTCTGCAGTGACAGCTTTGGACTTTCTTAATAAAAAGGAGTGTGATAGAATATTTGTTACTAGGGCTACAGTGGAGGTGGGGACATCTCTAGGATTTTTACCAGGGGGGATAGATGATAAGTTTAACCCTTATATAGAGGCACTAGTGGACAACCTTAATAAGTGCCAAGATCCTGTAAAGACAGGGCAGCTTATTACAGATGGGAAGATAGTGGGGTGCACTATACAGTTTATCAGGGGTAAAACTATAGACGATGTCCTTATAGTGGAGGAGGCCCAGAACATGAATAAGCACCAGATGCTAGCTATCCTCACTCGTCTAGGTAAGACAGGGAAGATTATAATAAATGGGGATAATGAACAAAAGGATATTAAGGACGACTATAATGGTTTGTCCTATGCTATAGAGTTAGCTAAAAAGTTCCCCAATGAGATTAAATGGGTAAAGCTTAAGCACAATCACAGATCTGATTTAGTAGGTAAAATATTAGATTATGAATACGGAAAATAAAATTCCTCTTTTGCAAGAAGTGTTAGAACAATATCAAGAAGGCACTCTTGATATGACACAGAAAGCACGTAAATGTTATCTATCCGAGAAAGAAAAAATGCTTAACAGACCTTCTTGGATACATAATGATGAATTAAAAGGACATATTCTTCTTAGGCAAATGTCTAAACAAAATGCAAAAGATTTAATTAAAGGAAAAAAACTATCATGATAAGATTGTTTGACATACAAAATGGGCAGGTAGTACCTAGTGAACATTGCCATACATTGTCTTTTTTAAAAAGAATTATGGAAAATTACCCAGAGGAACATGTAAAAATTTACACCTATCTGTTTTATATGACTTGCCCCAATCCAGACATGAATCCCTTCTTTGATGTACCAGAGCAGGACAAAGAAGAGATGATTCTTAAAGAAATAGACGTTGACTTTTCTACAGATGATGATGATATTGTAACAGCATTAGCTCAGTGTAAGAAGATGTATGAAACTCCCACCTACAGGGCATACCAAGGAATCAAGATAGCACTAGATAACATGGCTAAGTTTATGGCCACAGAACAAGTGACATCTGGTAGGGATGGATCAGCCACAGCTATTCTTAGAATAGCAGAAAGGTTTGATAGTGTAAGACAATCTTTTAAAGGTGTGTACAGAGACTTGCAAGATGAGCAGCAGTCTAGTGTGAGAGGTGGGCAAAACCTAGCATATGATCAGTAGAATATTAGTTTTATTACTACTATTTGGGAGTTGTTATGGGCAGGATACGTTAGTGAAAAAGAAATATTTAGATTCTGTAAAGAATCAGCTAGCTATTTATACAATGACATCCTACACTTACTTAAATATGTACGATAAAGCTGAGAATGAAAAGTTAAGGATTCAGAAAGAACTAGATAAATCTAGAAATGCATTAGACTATGTAATGTGGAGAAGAAGAAAAGAAAACTTACAGATTGGCGGGATGTTTTTAGGAGTGATTATTTTATCTTTTGTAATGGTTACACAACTAAGTAAATGAGTTATATAGAAATACCAACATATAAAGATGGTCAATGGGTGAGTCCCACTGTCTTTGCTACACGTGAGGACTTTAGAGACTTTCTTATTCCTCTATTTAAGGAACCAGGACAGTACAACTTTGACGACAACAGTTTAGTATTTAACACAGAAGCTCGTAAGTTTCAGAAGCAAAGATATTATTGTAATGCTCCTGTAAAAACTAAAGACTTTATAGCCTACTGGGAAGATCAAAAAACTAAATGTAGGAACGGTATTATTGTTCAGAGTGGGAATAATATTTGGTACATCACTCGTGACTATTACATGTGGCTTAACTTTCTTCCTATTTACGACAAAGAAGAAAAAAGGTTTGACTTTGCCAAGGTGAGAGATGCTCAATATCACATGGCTCTTTATGAAATCCTAGCTGAGCTCCACTACAAACACGCCATCATTCTAAAGAAACGTCAGATAGCATCTTCCTACTTTCATATGGCTAAGCTTATTAACCAATATTGGTTTGAGGAAGGAGCTGTGTTAAAGATAGGGGCTAGTCTTAAAGACTACATCAATGAGAAAGGCTCTTGGAAATTCTTAGATGAATATAAGAACTTTCTTAATGAACACACTGCATGGTATAGACCTAGTGAACCAGAGAAGGTGGGGGCATGGCAGCAGAGGATCAAGGTGAGGATTAACAATCGTGACACCTATAAAGGACTTAAATCTACCATCTCTGCTTATTCATTTGAGAAAGATCCTACAAATGGTGTCGGTGGACCTGTCACCTACTTCTTTCATGAGGAAGCTGGTATTGCTCCTAAGATGAATGACACCTATGGGTTTATGAAACCAGCCTTAAAGTCTGGTCACATCATCACTGGTCAGTTTATAGCAGCAGGATCTGTGGGTGATCTTGATCAGTGTGATCCTATGAAGGAATATATTCTTCATCCTGAGGAAAATGGATTTTACGGTGTGGAATCTAATCTTTTAGATGGAGATGGTACAATAGGTAAGATTGGATTGTTTATTCCTGAGCAGTGGTCTATGCCTCCATACATTGATCAGTATGGTAACTCTTTAGTGGAAGAAGCTCTTAAAGCTTTAGATGAGGAGTTTGAAACGCTTAAGAAAAATCTAGAGCCAGCAGCATATCAGCTTGAAATATCTCAGCATCCTAGAAATATAGAAGAAGCTTTTGCCTCCAGAAAAGCTAGTGTATTTCCTTTACATCTTGTAAATAAACAGCTTCAAAGAATATCTGACAAAGAATATAGTGTTGAGTATCTGGAACTTACAAGAAATGCCGAAGGTAAAATTGTAGATAAACCATCTAGAAAAACTCCTATTATGGAGTTTCCTATTTCTAAAAAGACTGTAGATAAAGAAGGCGTTATTTGTGTGTACGAACGTCCTCACAAAGATCCAACATTTGGAATGTATTATGCTAGTGTGGATCCGGTAGGGGAGGGGAAGACTACTACGTCAGAGTCGTTATGTTCTATATACATATATAAAAATCCTGTAGAGGTTATAGAAGATGAGGGAGACGGTAAGGTGAAGAACAGTCTTGAAAGAGATAGGATAGTAGCTAGTTGGTGCGGGAGGTTTGACGATATTAATAAAACACATGAACGTTTAGAGCTTCTCATAGAATGGTATAATGCTTGGACCCTTGTAGAAAATAACGTAGCTCTGTTTATTCAATACATGATTAGTAAGAAAAAGCAACGCTATCTTGTACCCAAAGACATGATATTGTTTCTTAAGGATATAGGAGCTAATAGAAACGTGTTCCAGCAATATGGATGGAAGAACGTAGGTACAGTGTTTAAGGGTACGATTTTGTCTTATGGTATAGAGTTTCTAAAAGAAGAACTAGATCATGAGACACTACCTGACGGTACAATAGTAAAAACTATCTACGGGGTGGAGAGAATACCAGACCCAATGCTTCTTAAAGAGATGCAAGCTTATAGAGATGGTATAAACGTTGACCGTATTGTAGCATTTTGTTCTTTAGTAGCATTTGCTAAAATACAACATTCCAATAGAGGGTTTTCTAAACGTATAGAAGTTAAGCAAGATAATTTGGCTAACTCCCAAAAATTTAGTAAATTAAATTGGAGTCCTTTTAGACATATTGGAGCTTCTAAAGGTACTAGTTCTGGTATGAGAGCTCCTAGAAATGCATTTAAAAATATAAGATGACTATTAACTATATATATAACTTTACTAGTAACACAACAGGTCCTGTTGTATTTACAGTTGTAACTTATTCATAATCATGCAAGTATATAACGCACTACAGTTAAAATCAGGTAAAAAAGCTGAGTATAACAAAATGGGTACCCTCACCCAGCCTATTCAGTTTTTGTCTGACAAAGAAAAAGATGACGAGTGGAGAGCCTGGAATCTAGACTGGTTGGAGTTTCAAGGAATGAAGATGCTCAGGCGTAATGCTAGACGTCTTATGAAAAATTATAAGTTGGCTAGAGGTATCATTGATAGAACCGACTACATTGTAGAGGATGATAATGATATGGCCAATCTTATAGATGTTTTGGTTAAGGAGGATGTGTCAGCGTTAGAACTTAAGTTCTATCCTATTATTCCCAACGTTGTAAATGTTCTTACAAACGAGTTTGCTAAGAGATCATCTAGAATAATGTTTAAAGCTGTTGATGACATTTCATATAATGAGATGTTAGAGGTTAAGAGACAAATGCTGGAAGATGTTTTGTTAGCAGATGCTAATATGAAAATAGTAGCTGATTTGATTTCAAAAGGGGTTGATATAAACTCTGAAGAAGCTCAACAAGCACTAAACCCTCAAAACTTAAAAAGTCTTCCTGAAATACAGGGGTATTTTAATAAAGACTACCGCTCTATGATAGAGCAGTGGGCTTCACATCAGATGTCTGTAGACGAGGAAAGATTTAAAATGCAGGAGCTTGAGGAAAGAGCTTTCCGTGATATGCTTATTACGGACAGGGAGTTTTGGCATTTTCATATGATGGAAGATGATTATGAAGTAGAAGTGTGGAATCCTCTTCTTACATTCTATCATAAAAGTCCAGACGTTCGTTATATCTCTCAGGGTAACTGGGTAGGTAAAATGGATATGATGTCTGTATCAGATGTTATAGATAAGTTTGGATGGATGATGAGCAAGGAGCAGTTGGAAGCTTTAGAAGTTATCTATCCTGTACGTTCAGCTGGCTATGCGGTATCAGGCTATCAAAATGACGGTACATACTACGATCCTGTAAGAAGTCATGAGTGGAACGTAGATATGCCTAGTTTGGGCTATCGTCAGTTTACATCTCTATATGATGCAAAGCTTGGTACAGGAGATATTGTAGAATGGATTATGTCTGACTCCGAAGACTTGCAAGACTTTGGTAAAAGTCACATGCTTAGAGTTTCTACAATCTATTGGAAATCACAGCGTAAAGTGGGTCATCTTACAAAAATTGAAGAAACCGGAGAAGTAATACAAGATATTGTTTCTGAGGAGTATAAGATAGTGGATAAGCCTATGTACGACACTTCTGTATATAAAACTAAAACAAAAGAGAATCTGGTTTTTGGTGAGCATATAGACTGGATATGGATTAATGATGTATGGGGTGGTGTTAAAATTGGTCCTAACAGACCTAGTTTCTGGGGTATGAATAATCCAGGTGGTATCAACCCTATCTATCTTGGACTTCAAGGTGGTAAACCTGGACGCATTCCTTTCCAATTTAAAGGAGATTCTTCTTTATATGGATGTAAGCTTCCTGTAGAAGGATGTGTATTTGGAGACAGAAACACTCGTTCTGTATCTCTTGTAGACTTAATGAAGCCATTCCAGATTGGTTATAATATTGTAAATAACCAGATAGCTGACATTCTTGTAGATGAATTAGGTACGGTTATTATGCTAGACCAGAACGCTTTGCCACGTCACTCACTAGGAGAAGACTGGGGTAAGAACAATCTGGCTAAGGCTTATGTAGCCATGAAGAACTTCCAGATGCTTCC